AGGTTGTTGAGAGTTTGCAACTTGTTGGTTTTCTTCCATGATTCCAGACATTTTAGTTTCTAACTCTTCATCACTCATGTCAGGATTATAATACAACAACAAATCTTTTTGGCTAATGATATTATTATCTAGTTTCCAAGATAGCATTTCCCTTTCTTCTTTTGGAGATAATGGATAAGACACCTCGCCAAAGTCAACTGAATAATCCTCAGATAAGTTCATAACATTATGAACTTCTAATATTCTTCGATCTATATTGTAACGCTCTTGCTCCCATTCTCTAAAAATAGATAAATCACTTTTTCTTGCCTCAAGATTCTCAATTTCTAATATTCGTAACGCCTCACCACTTGGGGCATTACCTCCAGATTCACCCCATCTAATTCTAAGCTGGTTGTTTTCTGCAACTTGATTAGCCATTGATTTTGTTGCTTCAATTAATTCAACCAAACTACCTCCTGGAGCAACATAACTAAAGGATGCACCCTCTGGTAATATATAAGCATTATCTATTCCAGCTGTCAATTTTCCTTGCCCCTCTTCAATGCCAGTAAATACTGGTTGCCCTAATCTGAATCTAACTGAAAGAGCGATTTCAGTCATTGCTATTGCAATATGCAACCCTGCCCTAGTGACATCATAACTAGATTTATTAAACATTACTCTTGATATAGGATTGATTCCATAAGGGTTAAGCATCTCTACATTATCTTTAACTGAATATCTGTTCCCTTTTTCATCAAACTCAAAATGTAATCCAGGCATATTTTCTCTATCTTCTGACCAAAATACAAATCTTTTTTTAGTAGCATCTAAACTTTCTATTTCATAACTAAAACCAAATGGCTCTGTGTCTCCATGTAAATAATATTCCTTTACAACTGGGAGGATTTCATATTCTAATCTATTACGCCTTTCATTGTATCTTGATTTCATATAACAACAACCAAGCAACCAAGCCAACTCAGCGTACTCCCTAGTCTTTGTGTTCAATCTATAAGCAACCTCATTGTAGTCATCATTAATCTCACCACCAATAAGCCTTTGTGGATTTTCCTTGTATAGCATCAATCTGGCTTTAGCAAATCGAGGAACGCAAGAGCCTATAAATGGAGGTACTTGACTTAATGATGCACTAGCAAACCAAGGCTCAATATGTTTGTCTAAATTTTGATTATAATAAAAATCTAATGACTCCATTAAATTATAATCTTGTTGAGCCAAATAGTTTTCCCCAGCATCCTTAACGCTTTGTAATACTGCTTGTTCACTTAAATCTGGTATAATATTTCTATTTACACTTTTTCCAAAATTAAACATAACCACCTACCATTTTATTGTATTACCAACCATACGCCTAATTGGAAACTTATAATCTATTGCATAACTACAAGCATCTAGACTGTGTGTTAGTTCTATGTTATCTTTAGCCAACCCACCTCTTTTATCTCTTTGGCATTGTTCTAAATCTTTTATTAAATATGTACAACTAGGGTCAACTGTCATTCCAATGTTACCATCAGCATCTTTTAATTTTCTATTAAGAGCATTGAGCCTATCAATGTGACTGGGGTGTCTGTTTTTTACTCGTATAAAAAATCCATGATCTCTAAGTATCTGGTGATCAGAACGCCTTGACGTTGTTGACCTAGACTTACCAGCTGGGTCTGGATAGCACTCCACATTTGGTGCAATCTTTTTCATTTCCAAGCCTAGTTCATCTGTATTGCTATTTCTTAATCTAACCTCTTTATAAAAATGAATTGTGCCATCTGTGAACTCACTAGCCAATACAGCTGTATTATAATCAACATTATGGTCAACCCCCCACCATAATTTTTTAGAAACTTCCTTGGCTTTAACGCAATGTATATTTCTGTCAAAGTTCCAAGCAGCTCTGTTTCCTGTTGTTTCAAAACTCCCTTCAAATTCTTGCTTGAAGATAACTGCATCCATTGTTCTTTTAGCAAGTTCTATTTCCTCTTTAGGTACAAATCCACCTTGTAGTGTAGTAAATTGCCATGATTTCCACTCTTTCTCTGATTGACCTTTTAAATATAAATCATACATAGCATCATAACCATTTGGTGTCCCAATAAACAAACACTCACCCTTTGTTGTTGCCAACATGGGCATAATGATTTCCTGCCATACATGAGGTTTAATATAAGCCATTTCATCCATTACTGCCTTGGTCAGCTCTACTCCACGCAAGTTATTTTCATTGTCTGCACCTTTAACAGATAACTCTGCCCCATTATCAAACATGACACTCAATTCACTTTCATTTAATTTGGCATTATCGAATCCAGCAAACATTTGCCTTAGAACTGGGAATACAATCATCTTGCCTTGCCTATAAGTTGGGGTCACAAACCAACGTCTTTCATTGGGTTGAAAAACATCTTTTAATAAATACATTAAACTTAGAACTGTTTTACCCCACCTGCGACCTGCTACAATTACTTTGAATCTAGCTTTGTCTTTTAATATTTCTTTTCTTGTGGTATTAACAGTCCAGTTAATCATCCAAACACTCTTTTAAATAATGCTTTAGGAACTTTTTTCCCTTGTTTGTAAAGCCTTTGCATCTTTGCTATGTCTCTGGCTCTTTGAGTACGTTTAGCACCCTTTGTACCAGTAAGATATTTTTTAGGAACTGTTTTATATGTTTTATCTTTAGCTACTCGCCTATTCATTTTGCGTTTCTTTCTCATTTTTTACGCCTACGCTTACGCTCACGCCTTGCTAAGATTGGATCATGTTTTATTCTTTTTTGACCCTTTACTATCTTTATAAATGAATTTACTCTAGCAATTCCCCAACTACTAGGTGTCATCCCTTTCCTTGTGCCACTACTAACAGCTGCACCTAGACCCCTCCTGTAAACTTTCATTAATGTTGATCTAGGTATTTTGTTTTTTCTGGCTAATGCACCAATCCTAGTTGCCACAGATTTTCTTTTTTTAGCCATCATCTATTACCATTACTTGTATTGGTTCAGATTTAGTTGTTCTTTCTTGACGTTCTACTGCTCTACCCTCTAACCTTTCAATAATCATAGACATAGCTTTTAAATCACCTCTTTCAGCTAATTGAAACAACTTAGAGACTATTATCTCACGCCTTTCCTTATCGCCTAACTTGGTGTAGCTAAACTCTTTTATTAGATCAGTATAAGCATTACGCCTACCATTAGGGTTACCAGACTCGCCTTTTTTCCATCTATTACCAAGCGTATTACCTTTTTCAAAGTCTCCATTGGCTTTATGATTTGGGCGTTTGTTTTGCGTTTGTTTTTCAGTCATGTTCAACTAAACCCATTGAAAACGCTTTATTTATTTTAGTAATTAACTGTTTAACTTTTTCTGTGTCTATTTCATAAACATCAAACTCTAATCTAAAGTTACCAGTTGTTTTAAGGTTTTTGATTCCAACTAATTCCGTTGTTAATGCAATACCTCTATTTTCTTTTGACACGCTTTATTTTGGTCATTTTTTTCTTTTTCTTGGGTCTACCTTTTTTTGATCCGTAAGTACCTTTGCCCATTGGCATAATAAAACTCCTATAATTTTTTATTATAAAATTTATAAATGAATTATGCTTTTATAAAATGACTATTGAATTATTTATAACCATTCCTTTACAATCCCCAAGTCTATACAATCCATTAGGAAAATATGTTCATTGCTTGTGTCTAGGTCTTTTTTACTTCTAGCCTTTACCATCTCCATGTAGGATTTATTTGTTGGTGTCCTGTCTCCATCAAAAAACCTCATGTCAAAAACAATTTTATCTGGAGTGTCGTATTTCTTTTTACCATCTACTAGCATTTTGTATTTTACTTTTGTTTTTAAATCCCAATAGCCATTTTTAACCATCTTCCAAGTATTGCCTAAACGAGTCATGTTTGATAAGTAGTAATACATTCCTGCCAATTCCATTTCATTGTTTATTTTTACATTTGCCAACTTCCTTTCATAAAGACTTGGCACACCCTCTAAGACATCAATACGCTTTATAGTTTTTTCATCAACCTCATAAATCTCCCCATATACACAATGATTTTTAGCTGGGATCATGTAGGGAAAACCATGCCCAAAATCAACTAAGGCATGGTGTTTTAGTTTGTAGTGTTGTAAAAATGTAGCCTCTTTTCTTGAAAGGGATTTGCCATTTCTTACCTTTTGTAAGTAACTATAATGATTTACCCCTCCCTTTTTTAATGTTCCATAAACAAATAATTTCATTATCTAACCTTTTTGATTGTTGAGCCATCATTGGCTTTTATTTTTTTAAATAAACTCATTTGATCCTTAAAAGAAAACCTTGGTACAAAGTTTTTAATTGTATGATCATAATTTTTAACAACTTTATTTACATGGGGGGTTTTTTCATACGCTCCAATGCTAGAATTAAACTTGTAATGTTTCCTTACGAATGGTTTTTGAAACTTGATTGTTTTTGTTCTAATCTTAAAAGTTGATGTATTGACCCTTAACATAGTGTTTGGTTTTATGTCTATTGGCTCTATTTTGCCCCAGGCTCCTGCTTTTATTATTTGTTGGGTGCTACCATAGGCATAAAGATCAAACCTCGGAACATAAACCATTTCAAGAGGGTTGTTACCTTTGATCATGTAAATGTACTCTGGATACTCTACATCAGCCCAAACAATACTCACCCTACCTCTAACCTTTGGCAGTCTATTCAATGCAAAGTCTTTAATGTCTTTTGATGTTTCATATAATCTGAATATTGCCTCACTATCTACCTCAGCAAATCTAGTCATCTCATATTTCTCAAATAACTCTTTATGATTATGGATTGACCCATTGTGAGTACCAATGGTATTACCTGCCCTAATAGGATGATTATTCTTGTTGATTGATGGTTTACCAAGGGTTGCATATCTAGTGTGACCCATTAAACAAGTGATGTCATTGTAAACTAAATCAAGACACTCCTGAGCATTGCTATCTTCTAAGAAACTATAAGCATTTTTAGGTTTCTTGCAAATTGTAAAATCACCTCTCTTGTCAATTAAAGCAAAACCAGTAGCATGACCACCCCTAGTATCAGCCTCTATTAGCATTTCTTCAAA